TCGTCAGATCTTCTGATGGAAACTGCCCTAGATGACAAGGGTCTTCTGTCGTCACTAGCCGAGGAAATGAACTACCGCCTTGCGCTTACGCTCAACCTGCTTGTTTCTACAGCAGCCGATTCTACCTCAGGTATTGATAGCTCTGTGCTACAGACTCTTGCAGCCGGGACCTATCTAACCGCTTCCAACTTGCGTACAATTGCTCAGCAGCTTTCGAGCATTAACGCACGTTTCTTCGAAGCAGATACCTATGCTGGTATTATCAACCCTCTGGTCACTCACGACCTTTATAACGATGCATCATTCAATGGCCTAACGGACATTATGAAGCGTCAGCCTGATACTGCAAAGAAACTTTTTGCAGCGGTAGATCGTGATGCGCCTCTTGAGTTTGCGGGTATCAAATTCAAGGAAACAACCACTGCTACCCCTACAACCATCTCCGGCAACTTGTATTACCCTACATACATTTTTGCTGATGACGCTCTTCTGAGTATCTTCCTTGGTCCCAACCCTGCGGACAAGAACAAGAAAAACTACTCACTGAACATTCAGATGGCTCCTGAGGGTGGGTCTGTTTCTGATCCTGCTCGTCTAATCGGCGGCTGGATTAGCTACAACGTAAAATTCACTATAACTCCGCCCCCCGGAAGTGTAATGAGGCTAAGGAAAATATTATCAAATACCTCCTCAAGCTAAAAAGTTTGCGGGGCAGGAAACTGCCCCGCTTGCTTTATTTCATCTCTATGGGGTGAACTAGGTTTCGTGAGATCCGAAGTACTTAATCCCTTGGCCGGGAGAGAGTTTAGTAGGTCTTGTATCCTCGTGAAAACTGCATATCTCTAGCTAACTGGCACATCGCTAAACGGTTAGAATGCGCATTACTAACGGGCCAAGGATGCATGAAACAGTCTCCTCCGATCACTACCCTATAAGCCCTATTTTTTAAGAAGGTGTTATGTCAGTTACTGCTTCTGTTAGTGGAAATATAAAAGTCACAGACAACTTGACAGGATCAACTAGTCTGAGCAAAGTACTAAACAACGCTTATACGGGAACTGTAGAAAGCTATGGACAGTCTGTAATCGTAGGTACGGCCCCAGATTCCATTTCTATTCCAGTTTCCCCTACTCAGTTTGTTTATGTAAAAAATCTATCAACAACTTCAGGAACAACCGTAACGGTAACGTGGACTCCTAATTCTGGGGCATCATCAAGCATTATCATTCTAGACCCCGGAGCACTTATTATCTTTTCTGAAGTAACTACATCTAACGGAATTTCTGCTTTATCACTTGTTTCGAATCAAGCCGGAACCCCTGTAGAATACATTCTTTGTGGATAAGGTAGGCTAACGTGGATGTACCTATTCTTTATTTAATTCGGCATGGTCGTACAGAGTTAAATCAAAACAACTGTTTTAGGGGGAGCGTGGATGTTCCTCTTAGTTCTGAGGGTACAAAAGATTCAGAAGAAGCAGCAGAGTTTTTGAAAACATTAGATGCCGAACCAGTTTTTATAGTAACTTCCGACAAGAAACGTGCGGTACAAACTGCTGACATTCTGGCTAAGAATTTTGATGCTCCTGTAAAAGAGTCTCACTATCTAAGAGCTTTGAATGTTGGAAAATTTTCTGGACAGCCGAGAAGCAAAGAAAACGTAACAGAGCTTCAGAAATATATAGATAATCCGGATACTCCTATTCCACAGGGAGAAAGTTTATCAGATTTTCAAAGTAGAGTTGTTCCTGTTTTAGAAGAGTGTTTTGGTTTAGCTTGCAACAATGGGTTAGGTTTTGTTGTATGCCACTCAAGCATTATACACGAAGTAGGTACTCAGCTTTTTAATGACCACACAAGTTTAGTAGTAGAACCGGGAGGGGTTGTTGTCATAGGAATTGAAAATGGCAAACCCTCTGCAAAATCAATATTCAAGAAACACAAACCGGCTGGGAATACAGCCTCAATTAGCTAATCGGCTCTTAGCCGGAAGGAATATTTAAACATGGCAAATTCAGATACAATTGCTGCTCTTTTTGGACCGGGAACTGCTCGTAATCAAATCAATTCTCTCGTTCTAACAACTACCGCAGAAACTCTTTTTGTGGTTAGTACAGATACTTCAGGTACTACAAACACAGCAACACTTGCGGTCCCTACTGGAAACTCAACTGCTAACACTCTGGTCGGTTCAGGATCTCCTGTAGAGTTCAACCAGAACCCCGCTATTTCTAGTCAGAGCTATGGCCGAAAAGTTTCTGTGTTCACAGAGCCTCCATACTTTAGCTCAACTACCTTCGATCTTGGTCGTCCATTTAGACTTCGTATTCAAGGTAATGCATCACTCAGCCCTACCACTGTTACTGCTAGTCCTAATACTCTTGTAGTTAATATCTATAATGGCACTGCCATTACTGCTACCTACAAGATCACTGCTATGACTGCTGGCCTCTCAAACAGCAGTACTACTGCCACTCTTACTGGTCAGTTCTATATTGAAGCTCTTGTCCAGTGGGATAGCACGACACAGACTATTAGTGGTGTATACGATGGAAACATTGGAAACACTATTAAGGCTCAGACTGCTCTTGCCAATCAGGTTGCAGTTACCACTGCGTCTAAACTTATCTTTACTCCTTCCGCAGTGTTCGCTTCTGGAGCGGGTGGAACAGTTAACGTTGTAGAGTTCGCTGTCGATCAGGTCTGATGGTAAGTCCTTTAAAATTAATAAGTTATCCACAGTTTGACTAATAAGTTAAACTGTGGTATACTTGAAATATGATCTATCCAATTGCCTCCCTTGTTGCTGGCAGTGTAATAGATCAAAACTAGCAATGCCATATGAGGAGTTTATTGCTTGGATAGATAAACTCGTAAATAAAAGATGTGCCTTGAGGTAAACTAATGCACGATTCTGGATTTGATCCATACAATCAAATATCTCATGATATGGCTTTTTCTAGTACTCTTCTTGGTAAAGAGTGCCAGCAATGCCGTCGCGCCCTACCCTTTACTGTTTTTGATAAAGATAGTAGTTGTAAAGATGGTAGGGCTTTAATTTGCCCAAAATGCAAATCAACCCCGCGTTTGTCGGCAGAAGAAAACTACAGAAGACAGCGGGAAGCCAATTTTTCATCTGAAGCAATTAAATCCCAGAGAAGAGAAAACGAAGAAGACTATTTAGATAGAGACCCTCGTGGTCGGGTATTAACTTCTAATGAAATAATACTGAGACTCAAAAAAGCTGGAGTAAGACTAGTTACTGCTCCGGCTCACTTCTTAGATGAAGTCAGTCTTTATGTAGAAGATATCAGATCGGATAACGGCTATATCTATATTGGATGGCTTCCACTTGGTTCTGTTCAGGAGTTTAGTGAGTACAGCTACAACACTTATGCCGTGCCTACCGACGAAATCGAGCACGGGTATAGGGGACTTCTAAAGAACTTAATACTAGGTAAGTATCTTACAGAAGATAAATGTAATAAATACTTTGGTCTTTGCGATGAAAAAGTCTGGGCCAAAGCAATGTGGGACTTTAGAAACAAAAAATAAGGATCTGGGGTATTCCAGTTCCGGAAAAGAAAAACATGGCTAATGAAAAGAAAGTAGATCTCGACCAAGTAGTTACACTAACTGCTGGGGATCTTCTACAACTATTTGCAAAAATTCAACAAGACAACGCAAAGGCGGGGGAAGCTCAGGCTAAGGTATTAGCAGAAGCTTTTGCAGAGTCTAGAAAACCCTATGTAGATCCGGGTCAGGAAGAAAACCTAAAGAATGCTCGTAAGCAAATGCGGCAGCAACAGTTGAATCAGCTTCGCAGCGCAAAGCTACAACAAAAGAATTGTGAGCACGAGCAGGGTCAGACTGGTGATGAACGAAATGGAAAGTCTGCTTTCCACTTTCTTAAACTTCCTACTGGAGAGTGGATCGGTATCTGTAGCTATTGCCGTAAGGTGATTAGTTCTACTGATCCTCGTGATGCTAGGTTCTTCCAGAAGAAGTCTGGTCGTCCCGCTGAGGCTGGTCAGTTTATGCTTACTGATCCTATTGAAGCGCAGCTAGCTCGTAGATCTCCGGATGAACGTGCTGCTGTTCTAAAGGCAAGAGAAGAGGCTCCTAAGCCCATTACTCTTGATGAAGACGAAGTTCTGGTGTAACTAAATAATAGCCTGCTGTGGGGCTAACGTCCTCATAGAGCCTAGGAGAAATATGACATACACTCCTTATTACGAAACGATAGATCCAGATAAACGTGCTATGAGATCCACCATGCGTGAATCTGTTTTAGCAAAACTAAAAGCAGAAAAAAAC